CTGGCTATACACCGATGTTATACTGTAATCCAAGTTGGCTTAATAGCTATCTTCACAAAGATAAGTTATTAGGCAAATATGACTTATGGTTAGCTCATTGGGGTGTATCTTCACCTGGCTTCGACTGCACAATTTGGCAGTATTCGGAAAATGGTAGTATACCAGGCATTTCAGGTTCAGTTGATATGAACTGGATTTTTAAAGATTATATAACTAAAAAACCAACTAAAACAAAAAATGGAGATAAGGTAAAGGTTATTAACAAAACTTCATTTCTTCGCTCTCAACCAATTTTTGATGATCTTGGTAGCAGTTCACGAAAACTCATAACTCTTAAAGTTGGCACTGTCGGGGAATTTATAACTGATAATGGCGATGGTTGGTCTAAGATACACGCTGATAATACTACTGGATATATTCAAAATAGTAGAATCAACGGAACAGGCTTATCCACTTGGAAGAAAGGTACTGTCTTAGGTGTGCCAGTTTATACCAGACCATCGGATACAAAACCTTGTGCGTACATTAACAAAGGCAATAAGTTCAATGTTGTATGCTCTATCAAGTCTGGAAAGTATGCAGGTTGGAGCATTATTCATTACAATAATCAGGATAAATATATTCGCACCGATATGCTAAAAATATAAAAGTTACATAATAAACTAAACATAAAAATAAAATCATAAACCTTACAAATTTAAAAACCGCCCTCAATTTTAATTATTTTGAGAGCGGTTCTTGTTATTTTATATGCTGTGTTATAATATCTCTATATACTCTTAACAACTTTCAAATGTTTGAACTCTGTCTTTGCTTTATAGTAATCGTTTAATAACGCCATGTATTTTTTCTTTATAGGCGAATTATTAACTATATCTTTTAAATTATTACAAGGATATATTTTATCTATTTTATTGATTTTTAAATATAAATATATTTTTAAAAATAATTCTTCTTCACATTCTTCATAATCTAAATCACACATATTAGAACCATATTTTTTAAAAATATCTTTAAATATATCTAGTAACATATAAAAGCTTGTTGGATATGTATAATCTATAATATTATCATCAATAATAATAGGTTCCGTCTTAAAGTTTATATTATTTTTTTCTAACCATAATTTAAAATCTTGAAAAACACTTTCAGCATTTATTTCATATTCTTCATGTTTACAAGACTTTTCGTAACAACGCATTAATTTTATAAAAATCTTTTTCTCATAGGGTTTTATATATCTAAAACTATATTCATTCATAATTTCTTGCATTTTAATTCTATTTTCTTCTGAAATTTCCATATCCAAAATTTCATTTATTCTTAATACTACAGACATTTGAAAGTTATTTCTATTACTTTTATAAAAATAATACCATGAAATCAACCATGAAATTAATCCCGAGATTATAATAGATATAATATTAAAAATGTTTTGTTGAATAATATTTAAAATATCGTTAGTTAAATAATTAATTTTATTGACCCCCAAGCGAAAATAAAGGACAAAGCATTAAGCTTTATCCCTTATTTTACATACTATTCCGAAAAGCCCAGATACAAAAAATATTGTGTTCGGCTTTTCACCGTTTGGTGGGGCTATGCCCTCAATATCCGAACTCGTGATAGTGATGGTATTGTTCCCCGAAATGTTGAAAGTCAGCACGATTTTTCGTCCGTAGTTTCCATCGTCATAAACATATACGGAGTTCACCAGTGTGTCGATGATTCTCTGCTGATACTCAACGTCCTCTATATCGCCACTCTTGAATGAATAGAGCCAATACATTATTCGCTCTTTCGTCAAGAGTGGTTTTTTCATTTCTTCTCGTGCAATCTGCCCTTCAATGTCTCGACGTTCCTGTTCCAGCTCCTCAAGACGCTCTTTCGTGGTCGGAGTGATGATTCCCTGTTCGATAGCTGACATGATATTCTTTATCTTCTTATTTGTCTCTTTCAAGCTACCCTGTAGACCAATGAGGAGCGATGTGTCCTGTAACTCCTTTTCGACCAGTTTCATAGCACGTGTCGCTATCAGTTCAATGTTCTCGTCAGTGAGGACACGCTCTACGGTGAATTTTACTACAATCTGCTCGAGCCAATCTTTTTTCTCTACTTTCTTCGGGCAGTTGTGCTTTCTCTTTCTCCCAGCACACTTATAGTACCTGTGAAGTTTCCCTGTCTTAGAAGTACCGCTCTCACCGACCATAGGTTCTCCACAATGACCGCAGAACACTTTCGTAGTGAGTAGATAGTCCTCTGCGGCTTTATTTTTCGCTCGTGCGGTATAATTGTGCTTAAACAGGGCTTGTACCTTGTTAAAGAGAGTTTTGTCGATTATAGGCGGTACAGCGTCCTCTATAACTACATCATCGTATCGGTACACTCCGATGTATTTATCATTTCGTAAAATCCGGGACAGGCTGTTCTTATTAAAAGCATTTCCTCGTGAGGTCTTAAACCCATGCTCATTCAACCAGTTCACAATCTGCGTTTTGGACTTACCCTCTGCGTACATCGTGAAGATGGTTCTGACGGCTTTCGCACCTACTGGGTCAATCTCATACTGGCGGTTGCTTCCTATCTTATAACCAAGCACCGGGCTTCCCATAGCGATACTGTGGAGAGCGTTCTCTTTCATACCTCGCTTGATACTCCGAGCAAGGTTCTCGCTGTAATACTCCGCATAACCCTCAAGGACGGATTCAAGAATGATTCCCTCCGGGGTGTCCGGCATTGGCTGTTTAGCATAGAAAATCTTCACGCCATTACGCTTGAGCTTTGCTTTGTACACAGCACTGTCGTATCGGTTACGGGCGAAACGGTCGAGCGTGTACATGATAACAGCGTCAAAGTGACCCTTTTCACTGTCTTTGATAAGACGTTGGAAGCTCGGGCGGTTGTCTGTCTTACCGGAGATTGCCCGGTCGATGTATTCGTCTACGACAATAAAGTCGTTTTTGAGAGCAAACTCGTGACACTCACGAAGCTGTCCCTCAATTGATTCTTCTCGTTGGTTGTGGCTCGAGTAACGAGCATATATTACCGCTTTGATAGTCTCACCTCCAATATCTTCTTCCTATGTATCAAAGCGAAGGGAATGACCTTATCACACTGCCGCAGTTGCTCCCTTATCCCCCTCAAGCTCCTCACGGTTCTCAAATTCATAAGCCATAGACATGAACTCATGCTTCGCTCGCCGGGACAATCCTCGGTAGATACGAAGAATGTCCTCCTCATCCTCGTTTGCTGGTTTGGTCTCGGGTAAGTCTTCCTCGTCTGCGAAGAAGTCCATGACGGAACACTCAAGCAATTTTGCCATTTCCAGCATTTCGGATTCCTTCGGTAATGACCCTTTGGTGTTGATGGCTGTTGCGAAAGAACTTGAACCCTTAACAGCTTTGACAATGGCGGTCAGATTCGTGCCTTTTTCAGCACAGATACGATTGATATTCTCTGCGAATGTCATAGCGATTCCTCCTCTGCAAAAATAAATTCGTAAAATCCGAATTTTCCTATTGACAATTCGCATAATAAGAATTAGAATAAGAGCATGAAGTTCAGAAAACACGAATTGGCAATAAGAAACCGACCTCTCGAAAAGTGGCATTTTCGGGAAGTTGAGTATTGTTGTAGTCTAATAAGAATAATAACAATAATTCGTCAATTTGTCAATAGCAATTCTGATTTCAAGAACCGAAAGAAGGAGGTAGATAACGTGAACGTAAAAGAGAGAATGGCTGAAATCGGAATGACACAGGTAGACATGATGTTGGAATTGCAAAAGCGAGGTTACGCAGTTCAACCGCCTATGATGTCAAGTATTCTCCGAGGTGTTTACACCTATCCGAAAGCCAAAATAATTCTCGCTGTTTGCGATGAAATTCTCAAAGAGCGTGAGAACGAATGAGCTTGTCAGATACACAGGTAAATGACCTCGCAAGACTATTGGTGGGTATCGTAATGAAGTTTTACGAAGACCCGAAGAATGAGGAGGATTTTAAGGAATGGCTACGGAATGTAAAGGAACAAAGAAAACAAAAAGAATCAATCGCCACAAGTTAGCTGTTATCGAAGTTTACGCAATCTTCGCAGTGCTGGTGACAATCGGACTTATCGCTGGTCTATTCATTGGCAGACATACAGCTCCGGTCAAAGAGGTAACTCTCACAAAGACCGTTGAAGTCCCGGCGTATGACAGCGATAAGCTCCCAACACTTGAGGACGTTACCTATTATAATGTACCGCTCTCGCACAGCTTACAGAGATACATCTACGAGGTATGCACTGACGAAGAAGTTCCTGTATCACTCGTTATTGCAATGATTGATAAGGAAAGTCAGTTTAACCCGGAAGCGGTGAGCGACACTGGCGATTATGGTCTCATGCAGATTAACAAAATCAATCACGAGACACTGGAAGAACAATATAGGGCGGCAGATACGCTCGACCCTTATCAAAATGTCTTCTGTGGTGTGAAAGTGATTGGTTCGTACATAAAAGCCTATGACGGTGACTATAACAAAGCTCTGATGGCATACAACATGGGTGAGTATGGAGCGAAGAAAGCATGGGAAAGCGGTATTAAATCCACCTCATACAGCGAGAGTATTCTCAATCTTATGTCTGTATACGAACAGGAGGTGAAAGAAAGTGCCGCAAATGCTGACGCTAAATAATGGCAGACCCGAAACTATCTTATCCTCGAAGGATTTTGAGGATTTGATTGACAAGCACATGGGAATGGATTGTGCGAATTACTATCAGAAACAAATTGAACAGCTTTCAGAACTCATTCGAGACCTTGATAGTTATGTGGACGATAGAGACGTTCACTCCACCGTCAAGGAGGTGCTGAAAGAATATGGCTACTAACAAAAAGGTTGGTAATGATTTTGAAGCCGAGTTCTGCGAGATATTATCCGCAAATGGATTGTGGGTACATAACATGGCACAGAACAAAGCCGGACAACCAGCAGATGTTATCGCTGTAAGAGATAAGACAGCATATCTTATTGACTGCAAAGTGTGTACGCACGAACGCTTCTCACTCTCACGAGTGGAAGAAAACCAGCATTTCGCTATGGAGCTGTGGAAACAGTGTGGAAATGGTGAAGGTTGGTTCGCACTCAAGGTCAACAATGAAATCATTATGATACCACATTTCAATATGGTGGCTCTCTCCTATGCTCAATCCTCTCTGAATCTGAAAGATATGAGAGAAAACGGAGTGCCGCTGGAAAGGTGGTTGAAGAAATGTTGATATGCGTATCGAATACCTTAACTGTCGAGAATCCAACACAGGAAATGATTGCATGGTGTAGGAAAAATCTTACCGTACCGAACCCGGAATATGCGAAAAAAGCTCGTATGGGATTTTGGCTGGGTGATACCCCGAAAGTCTTATTTCTATACGAAGTAAGAGGAAAAACACTGGTGCTTCCGTTTGGGACACTTCGCTCTATCCCCAAAGAGATTACCGACAATGCAATCTTCGTGAGCGAATTTGCCGCCCCTGTGGAGGTTGATTTCGCCGCAGAAGTTCCGCTCTATGACTATCAAGAAACTGCTGTACAAGCAATGATAGCCGCCAAGTATGGAATCTTACAGAGTGCCGCTGGAAGCGGTAAAACGCAAATTGGAATTGCACTTGCCGCACGATTGAAGCGGCGTACACTATGGCTTTGTCACACGCTCGACCTTATTAAGCAGAGCCGGGAACGTGCAGAGCTGTACATGAGTAAAGACCTCATGGGTACTATCACAGAAGGTAAGGTCAATCTCGGTGAGGGAATCACCTTCGCCACGATACAGACCATGTGTAAGCTCGACCTTGCACAGTACCGTAATTACTGGGATTGCATAATCACAGACGAGGTACACAGGGTCAGCGGTAGTCCTACCGCAGTGACACAGTATCAGAAAGTCTTAAACAGCCTGTCGGCAAGACATAAGTACGGATTGTCGGCAACCGTCCACAGGTCAGACGGAATGATTGGTGCAACATACGCTCTTGTCGGTGAAGTTGCCTACAAAGTCCCGGACGAAGCTGTGGCAGACAAAATTATGAAGGTAGGTATCTGTCCTGTCGGTACAGGGGTGCAGATAAGCCGGGAAGCCCTTAATACGGACGGAACGCTGAATTACACCAAGCTCATTACCTACCTCGCCGAACACACAGAACGTAATGCTCTGATTGCTGGGGCAATCGAGGAAAGACCGTCACTGATTTTATCAGACAGGCTCAATCACCTCGAAGCGATTATGAATCTGCTCCCGGCTGACATGAGAAAAGACGCTGTAATGATAAGTGGAAAAATGACAACCAAGAAGGGCAAAGCCGAACGAGAACAGGCTCTTGAGGACATGAGGAGCGGCAAGAAGAAATATCTCTTTGCAACCTACTCACTGGCAAAGGAAGGTTTGGACGTTCCAAGGCTGGAACGCTTGTACCTCACCACCCCTCAAAAGGACTACGCTGTGGTAACACAGTCAATCGGACGAATTGCAAGAACCTTTAAGGGGAAAGCTAATCCGATAGCCTATGATTTCGTAGACGATATAGCCTACCTTGTGAAGTCATACAAGAAACGATGTACGACCTATCGAAAGAACGGTTGTTACTTTATAGAGGAAGGAGGTAAAGATAATGGGAAATCCTAACGGTCATTTGATACATGGGTTAAGCAAAACACCTTTGTACAGTGTATGGCAGACCATGAAACAACGATGTATCAATCCTCGTTGTCGAGGTTATCGTTGGTATGGTGCAAAAGGAATAACCCTTTGTGAAGAATGGCAAAACCCCGAATCTTTTTACGAATGGGCGATAAACAACGGATATAAGCCGGGGTTGACTATCGACCGCATAAATCCTTCCGAGGGATATTCGCCCAATAATTGTAGATGGATAACTATGTCAGATCAGCAGAGTAATAAGTCAAGTAATCATGTTCTGACGTTTCAAGGGGAATCTCACACTATTACAGAATGGAGTTTGTTGACAGGTATTCCGAGAACCACCATCACAAATCGACTTAAACTCGGTTGGACGATTGAGGAAGCTCTTACTCCGGGAAGGAGGACGAGACCATGCGTTTAGTATCGTATGACTGTGAAGTCTTTGCTTATAACTGGCTCGTCACTTTCAAGGATAAAGAGACCGGGATTTTTACTCGCATTTGGGACGATAACGAAGCTCTCAAGGCTTGTTTGGACGATGAAACAATCTATATCGGATTTAACTCCAAACACTATGATTCTTACATCATAAAAGCCATAGTAGCCGGATTTTCACCTCAAGAGATTAAACAGGTCAACGATTTCATTATTACCGGAGGTCAAGGCTGGCAGTGTCCGCTTCTGAATGGTATCTACTTCAATTTCAATAATGTAGATATTCGAGACGATACGCAGATGGGCTTGTCTCTGAAAGCTATCGAAGGACACCTCGGAATGTCGGTAAAGGAAAGTTCAATCCCCTTTGACATTGACCGCCCTCTTACAGAGGAGGAAAAGCGAGAAACCGAGTTCTACTGCGACCATGATGTTGATACTGCCGAGAAGCTGATTGATATTCGTAAAGATTATCTCAAGAACAAAATCAACCTCGGTAGACTGGCTGGACTTGATGAAGTCAAGGCAATGGGAATGACAAACGCCAAACTGACTGCGGCAATGCTGAAAGCAACCAAGAAGCCGCACGATGATGAACGTAAATATGTCTACCCGGACAATCTTCGTAAGGAATACATACCGCCGGAAGTGTTCGCTTTCTTTGACAGAATGTATGACGAAACAATCCCGGACAGTGAGCTTTTCAAAGGGAAGTTCAATCTGATGATTGGTGAATGTCCTGTCACTCTCGGATATGGCGGTATTCATGGTGCGATTCCAAACTTCTTTTGGGAGGAATCAGATACCCGGGGAATATGGAATGAGGACGTAGGTTCTTACTACCCTCACTTGTGTACCATCAATGGTTACACGAGCCGGAACATTCCTTCTCCGAAGATTTATGAGGACATTCTCGAGCGGCGTATGCAAGCCAAAGCTGCCGGGGACAAGCACACTGCCAATGCTTTGAAGTTGGTGTGTAACACAACCTACGGTTGCTTACTGAATCAGTACAACGACCTGTTCGACCCTCTCATGGGACGCTCGGTGTGTATCAGCGGTCAGCTTTACCTATTAGAGCTTGCGGAACACTGCTTCCAAGAGATTGAAGGGTTGAGAATCGTCCAGCTTAATACGGACGGTATCATGGTCGAGTGCGATAAGAAGGACTACGACAAGCTGACTGAAATCTGTAAGGAATGGCAGTCACGAACCGGGTTCGACCTTGAGGAAGACACCGTAATCAAAATTGCACAGAAGGACGTAAATAACTACGTTGAAGTGCAACCAGGAGGTAAGGCAAAAGCCAAGGGAGGTTATCTCGTTAAGGGTATCGCTCCGGCTGGTGCTTTCAACATCAACAATTCGTGCGTGGTTGTAGCAACAGCTTTGAAAAAATTTTTTGTAAAAGGAACACCAGTTGAAGATACTATCAATAACTGCGAAGACATCTTCCAGTTTCAGATTATCGCTAAAGCTGGTGCAAAGTACAGAGAAGCATATCACGTTGTCGATGGCGTGAATGAGCCTGTGCAAAAAGTAAACCGAGTGTATGCAACAGCAGACGAGAGGTACGGGAAAATCTACAAGGTGAAAGCCGAGGACGATTCTACCGCCAAAATCGAAATGCTCCCCGAACACTGTATCATCGACAACGACAATCAACTTAGCATTACCGATGTGGACAAGACGTTCTACATCGAAATGGCAAAGAAGCGTGTAAACGACTTCATGGGTATAAAGCCCGAAAAGAAAACAAGGAGGAAAACAAAAATGGCAACAGCAACAACCAAGAAGACCGAGGTAATAAACCTCAACGTGTATCAGAAGCTCATTGAAGCGAGAGAAAGATTCCTCGTTTCGGACATCAATCAGAGCGGTAAGAATATGCAGTTGTCTTTCAAATACTTCGAGCTGAAAGACATCGTTCCTACCATCACCCACATTTTCAAGGAATTGGGTCTGCTCGCAGTGGCAAGATTCACCGACACGGTGGCTACTCTTACCGTGGTGAACACCGATAACCCGGAGGAAACGATTGATTTCCCTGTTCCGTTCAATCAGATTCAGCCGATTGTGAGCAATGCTGGTAAACAGGTTACAAATGATATGCAAGCTCTCGGTTCGTCCATTACTTATATGAGACGTTATCTGTATCTCATTGCAATGGATATTTGCGTGAACGATGAAATCGAACCGAGCATTGACCGCAACACCAATGATCAGTCTGCTACTGCTTCTACTCCGGTAGAGAAGAAAGCTCCGGCTACTCCCGAACAGAGACAGGAAGTAAAACAGGAACTCACTGCTCCGGCAGATAACGCTTCCGCATTACAGATTAAGGGTCTGAAAAACGTATTGAAGAAGCTCAAGGACGCTGACCCAAGCAAAGAAGAGCTTATCGCCAAGATTGCAGTACAGACCGAAGGTTTCACTATAATTTCTAAGGCTGATTGTGAAGCTCTGATTGAGCGTATCACAGGTATGTTGGAAGGAGGACAGGCATAATGGCTGACATTAAGTGGATTGAGGGCAATCGTATTCAGATTACCCCTCCTAAGAAGACCAAGAAAATCACTGGTACTCGTTTTGCAACAATCCTCGGATTGAACCCATGGTCTACCGCATTTGAAATGTGGTGTGCTATCACCAAGACTTATGAGAAGCCTTTTGAAGACACTATCTACACTGTCGCTGGTAAGACCATTGAGCCGAAACAGGCTCGTTACATGGAGCAGTCCTACGGTATGGAAATCATTCGTCCTTCCGATGTGTGGGGTGAAGATTACTTCAATAAGACATGGGGTGACTTCTTCCCGGACAACAAGCACCTCGGCGGTATGTGGGACTACTTGATGAAGGGTGAAGACGGTAAGGTTGAAGCCGTTCTCGAAATGAAGACTACAAAACGTGCGGAGGACTGGCAGAACGATGTTCCCGAGTATTACGCATTACAGGCGGCGTTGTACGCTTACCTGTATGGTGTGGACGATGTAATCATGGTCGCTTCCTTCCTTGAGGAAAAGGACTACAACGACCCGAGCAAGTACAAACCGAGTGCAAAGAACACGATCACTGTTGAGTTCAAGGTTTCCGAGCGTTACCCGGACTTCGCAGATAAGGTAGCACAGGTTGAGAAATGGTGGGCTGATTATGTCGATACAGGAATCTCCCCGGAATATGACGAGAAGAAAGACGCTGAAATCCTCGCCGCACTTCGCACCAACACTCTTTCCCCGGAGACCGATATTGAAGCTCTGATTGCAGAAGCCGAAGGTCTCAAGAAGGAACTGGACGAGGTAGCCGCTTCCACCGCAGATAAGGAAAAACGTCTCAAGACCATCAATGACATTATCAAGGAACACGCAATGTCGCAGTTCCGAGACGGTGATAAGAAGGTCGAGGTCAAGGGTTCTACCTATGTGTGGACTGTCTCTCGTTCTTCTACCACAACGGTTGATAAAGACGCTCTGAAAGCTGACGGATTGCTGGATAAGTACAGCAAGAAATCTGAAACCTACCGCATGACGGTTAAATAAGGAGGATAAAGACTATGAAATTTAAGAAGTTCGTAAAATCTCTTGGAGCTGATGGTATTCTCTATGTTCGTGAAAACGGAGACCGTTGGCTGTCCTCCGGCTCTATCTTTATGAAAGTCCCGGAAGACATTCGCACTGTAACCGCCTGTGATAGCGCGAGTATGCTCTCTCTCATTGAAAACATCATCAATTACGACACCTTTTATCAGCCTTGTGAACTGGTCGAAGCGGTCATGCCTGTTGCTGATGGCGCAATCAAGGACTGTGTGCGTATTTTCGCCACCGAAAACGGCATTGATAAGACCGCTATCTGCAATGATGGTTATGCTCTTATCGAACGTGGTGACATTGTGGAAATGTTCGTTGACGAGAAGATTTCTGCATTGGTTATCAAGAAACCTGTAAATCTCGTGGACGAGGAAATTGTCGGAGTTGTTCTCCGTACCGAATATTAAGGAGGACAAATTCATGGCAAACAGTAAGGAACTGATCGAACAGGTCATGGAACTGCATAAGAAGCAGACCGAGGAAATGAAAGCTCTCGAGGAACAGCATGAGGAAATGAAAGCTCTCAAGGTTGAGAAGTACGATGAAGTCGCTGTTGAGCTTCACAATATGTATGACAGCTACATTAAGGCTGGTTTCACCAAGGAACAGGCATGGAAGTTGACGGAAATCGTCTTCACCAACAGTACGAAAAAAGGAATTTTTTAAGGAGGACACTACAATGGCAAGAATCCCTATGACGAGCGGTTTTGTAATTATCCCGGAGGGGGAATATGTTTTCCGCATTTATGACGCAACCTATGACGAAGATTTCGGTCGTATCGAAATCAAGATGGTGAACGCGCAGGGCGCAACTCACACCGAGCGTTTCTCTATCAAGGATAAGAATGACGAGTACAACGAAAAGGCCCTGAACGCTTTCTCCTACTTCGCTAAGACGGCTATGAACGATTACACAATGGAGGACATTGACCCGGAACAGCTTATCAATCACTACATTCGTGCAGAGGTTGTTCATACCAAAGTTCCGAGCAACAAAGACCCGAACAAGGAAGTCACTTTCGCAAACCTCGGAGACAAATCTCCGGCAGATGGTTTCGACACCGAGCCTGTCGCTCGTGCGCTCACTCTCGGCAGTGGTAACAATGCCGCTCCGAAAGCCGCACCTAAGACACAGACCGCTTCCGCTCCGGCTAAGACTGGACTGGATATTGACGCACTGTTGGGTTAAGCAATCAGCCGGGAGGGGCAAGTTCCTCTCCCGGATTTTTAATAGGAGGTGTCGTATGACAGATAATGTCAATCACCCGGCACATTATGAGACCGGGAAATTCGAGTGCATTGAGGTAATGCTCGAGACACAGGGCGTGGAAGCTACGAAGGACTTCTGTGTATGCAATGCTCTCAAGTATATCTACCGACACAGGAATAAGAACGGTGTCGAGGACATTAAGAAAGCCGATTGGTACTTGAAGAAGTATCTTGAATTGGCGAAATCACAGGAGGAAAAAGCATGACAATCAATGAGTATCAAACCGAAGCTCTCCGCACTGCGGCTGGCATGAACCACCCGGACAATGACGAAATTCTGCTCAACGGTGTTATGGGGCTTGCTGGTGAATCCGGCGAATGTGTGGACATGATTAAAAAATACCGCTTCCAAGGTCATGAGCTGGACAAAGCTCACCTTGCAAAAGAGCTGGGTGATGTGGCGTGGTACATCGCAGTTGCCGCCCATGCTATCGGCTACGACCTTGAGACGGTGTTGCAGATGAACGTAGACAAGCTCCGCAACCGCTACCCGAACGGTTTTGAAGCAGAGCGCAGTCTTCACAGACAGGAGGGTGACGTATGACACTGGTAGAATGTATTGAGAAATTCAATAACCTCATGGGTGACATTGTTCCCCCGGAGGTCAAGAAAGACCTGTTAGATAAGGGGTTCTTCACCGTTCCGGCAAGCACCAAGTATCACGGCAATTACGAGGGTGGTTTGTTCGACCATAGCTACATGGTAGCTCGCTACCTCAAGAAGCTCACAGAGGATTGCCGTCTTGACTGGCAGAACCCTCGCTCACCTCTGCTGGTTGGTATGTTCCACGACCTCTGTAAGATGGACAACTACCAGCACTCGGTCATTGCTGAAACTCTCGGCGGCGAGGAAATCAGAGACGATTCCAAGTGGGAATACGCTACGGACACCCTTCTAAAAGGCCATGGCGATAAGTCGGTTATGGTACTGGCACAGTATTTCAAGCTCACCGAGGAGGAAATCATGTGTATTCGCTATCACATGGGAGCTTTCTGCGATAAGTCCGAATGGAACGATTATACACGAGCAGTGCATAAATATACAAATGTTCTGTGGACACACCAAGCCGATATGCTCGCTTCCCATGTAGAGGGGGTGTGAGGTATGGTGGCAAGAATCCCGAATTTGGAGCTTCTGCTCTATAAGGCACAACAGGCTCTCGCCCATGACCCGGACTTCGTTCAGAAGATTGCCGAGATTAAGGAGAATGAGAGCTGCAAGAAAGTCTACCTCGATTTCAGCGTTGAGTGCTTCTCGCAGATTTGGGGTAGCACCTGTACCGGGTTCGATGTGACCGAAACTGGTGAGCCTGTTATGGCTGGTTCGGCTATGACAGAGGAATACACCACCATCGTACATGAGAAGACCACAGATACCTACTGTGTGTTCTTCGGAGACCGCTCTTGCTACAAGGTGGATAACCCGAGCAACGAGTTCTATGAGGACATGAAGAAGCGTCAGATGGCAAGCCTGTCTCGAGCAAAGAACCGCTATTAAGGAGGAATGAGCGATGATTAAATTTGAAAAATCCGAGGTATGGGGCTGGGAACACGCTATCCGAGGAATGAGAAATCCCCTCAATAGCTGGGAACGCTCCGACAGCTACCCGGCGGTTGACTGCGGCAAGTGTGGAATCATCGACCGAGAAGGTATCTGTCACCCGAAGGAGCATGACTGTACTCCATATGAGTGCTATGCAATCGGTGACAATGATAAAGACCTTATGACCCGGCTCATTCGTGGCGGCGCACCTCACCGTAAGTTCCTTCGTCAGATTTTCGTATCGGTGGATATTATCGCTCCTCTCTACTGGTGGAAGGAGTTCGATACATACAAGGTCGGCACGACAGCTAATAGCTGTTCTACCATGCACAAGATACAGGCAAAGGAGTTCACCTTCGAGGACTTCTCCTGTGAGCATTTGGACGAGCCGAGCAAGGCGATTCTCGGTGTTGTGATTAACGAGCTTAACAACAATCGTGGCTGGTACAACGATTACAACAGGCTCGTAAGCGAGGGCGATTTCACCGATGTTGAGCGTAAGCAGTTTTGGTGGAACATGATTCAGCTTTTGCCTTCCTCTTTCAATCAGAAGCGAACGGTCACTATGACCTACGAAAACCTTCTGAATATGCTGGAATATCGCAGAGGTCATAAGCTGGACGAGTGGCGTATGTTCTGCGATTGGATTCTCACCCTCCCTTACAGTTCGCTCTTGAAGGAAAGTGTGGGTAATGAACAGAGCTGAACGGCGTAGGCAGAAGAAAGCCGGAATCAAGGTACAGAAAGAACCTACTATGAATCTGAAAGTCAGTGATTTCGACCATATGGTCTCTCATGCGGAGAAGTCAGCTAAGGAAAGAGCGACAGCGGCGGCAATCCATGAAATCGACCGACAGATTCTCGAGCGTGACGAAGCCTTTTCTCTCGACATTGACGCAATGGTGCTGTGGACGCTTCATGTTTACCTCGGGTTCGGTAAGAAGCGTCTCGAGAGATTCTACCGGGATATGTTGAAGGAACACATTCACATGAGGGAGGTCTACGAAATGGACGATACCTACCCGGAACGCTACAAACTCAAGGAGCTTTGCAATGTCGATGTAGAAGCTCTGAATAATGAATTTAAGGAGGTTATACACAATGTATAAGTTGAAGAACGTCAACGGCAGAGTGAACGCTCTGCTCCGCACCGGGAAGGACTTCGTAAAGAACAATCTCTCCGTGTCTGCGGCACAGCATATCATTGACACTGGTAAGCTGGTGGAATCTGACAACCCGGACTACCCCATCTGCATTGATAACCAGTGGTATTTCGAGGGTGTCGAGGTCAAAAAGACAGCGAAGAAAGCCCAGTTAAGTTCCATGTATGGGGAAATGAAGGAGGGCAAGTAAATGAGCCGAACTTTCTACTCCGAGTATGTGAATCATTGTCTGCGATTCTATGCTCGACATGACAGACCGAAGTTCCACTCGGAAGCAGACAAGCATAACTGGGCGGCGTGTGACAGCGCACTCAAGTCGTTCTCCGATAATGACCGAGCAATGCTCCTGTATATCTATCGTGAGGGCGATATCGTCCCGGACAATATCTATCAGTTGGCGAAGTCCAAAGGTATCTCGCAGGACAGCATTTGGAAGCTCGTAAATGAGCTGGAAAGAAAGGTGGCAAAACGGAGGGGTCTTTTATGAGACCAGTAGACATCGCCGGACAAACTTTTGGAAACTTGAAAGTTATTCGGCGTATCGGCTTTAAGTGGGGGTCACAATGACTGTTCAGAATCGTAATAAAAAGAAGGTGAAGTGAAATGTTTGAGGAAATACCACAGGTATTAAAAGAGTTACAACAATGGGTGTGTGTTCAGCCGGACAGCAAAGTCCCTCTGAATCCATACACAGGCGAAGCCGCTTCCTCTGTAAATCCTTTATCATGGTCGGACTTTGAGACAGCCGCTTCACTTGTGGAACAGGGTTGTGCTGGAAACATCGGTTTTGTTTTCAATGATAACGATATAATCGGTGTGGATATAGATATGGGTTACGATGAAGACGGTCTTATGAGTGTCCTCGGGGCTGATATTGTCGGTAAGTGCCACAGCTATACGGAGAAATCCCGGAGTGGGCGTGGATTCCATATCCTACTCCGTGGAACACTCCCCTTCAAAGGCAAGAATAATCTTGCTGGTGTGGAGATTTACAAGGCGGCTCGCTACTTCATTATGACCGGGAACACCCTTCTCTACCGAGAAATCATCGAGAACCAAGAAGCGATTGATTATGTGGTGGAGAAATACTTTCCGGAAGCCCGAAAGACCTCCGATAAGGTGGTTGTTGGGCGAGACAAGATATACGTCCCGGTATGGGAAGAACCTGTCGTGAATGGGCGTGTGAAGCTCCGTCCAGTCTACCCAAGAATCCCGGACGGGAGCCGCAACATCTGTCTAACCTCTCTCGCCGGTATGCTCCACAACCAAGGTTATTCCAAGTCACAGATTTACGAGGAGCTGTTGTACGCCAATACGGTTGCCTGTGATCCACCTCTCGACCGAAACGAGTTGCGAACTATCTGCAACAGCGTCACGAGGTATAAGCGATGAAGATTAAATGCTGTAAGGACTGCGTTGCTCCGAAGCGATACCCCGGTTGTCATGGTGTATGTCCCGAATATATACATGAAAAGGAACTGCGGGAGGAAGAAAAGAAAGTCATTCGTGAGGAACATAGGCGATTCAGTGAACTGTATGAGCAACGCTCCGAGGGAGTGCGAAAAGCACTTAGACACAGAAGACGATAATTTGCACAGAAAAGATAAAAATTTATCTCTTAGGTATTGACATTAAATCTTATATGTGTTATCTTATAATCGCAAAGAGATAAGAAATTATCCAATAAAGATTAAAGGAGGACTTCACAATGGAAGTTAAAAGAAAAATTACTGTTAACACAGAGTTATTCGAGTTAGGAGACATTATCTCCTTCAACCTCACCACTGGTGAGAAAGTACAGGCAACGGCTGTCAGAAAGACACCTAACGGTATGCTCTTTATGACCGTTGACTGTCTCAAGGACGAGCAGAAAATGTTCGAGAATCTCAGCAGAGCCGAAAAGGTTGACTACGAACATTCCGACCTTCGCAAGAAGCTGAACGGCGAAATCTTCGAGAGCTTCCCGGAGGAAATCAAGGGTCGCATGGTTGGCATGCGAGTAGGTCAGACGAACTGCTTTGATATGCTCCGTATTCCTACCGAGCGTGAAATCTTCGGAGAGAACCCTTACGCTAACGCTAAGGACGAGCCTGTATCTGTGAGACGCTTCTACGGCATGGAGAACCGCCGTGAGCGTATCGCTTTCCAAGGTTCGGAGACAGGTACATGGGAATTGTACTGGTTGCAGAACAAAATTGAGGGTCCCATTTCCCTTTTCGTCAGTGTCGACTACAACGGTAATGCGAACTACAACAACGCTTTCTATTCTGGTGGCGTTCGCCCGGTCTTTCTCTTATCCTAAAATCTCGCCCCACAAGGGGG